GACTACCAGGAACTAACCAGCGACCCCGAGGGCTACCGCAAGAAGATCGAAGCGGAAGTGCTCGCCAAGCTGGCGGCGGAACAGGCGGACGACGGCGCGCAACAGCAGCCGCAGGCGACGACTCGCAGGACAGTTGACCTTTCGACACGCCGGAACGCGAAGGCGGACAGTGCCGCCGCGCCTCCGGACCCGTTCAAGCAACTTTTCCCGGAGTAATCGACCATGACTCAGACAGTCGCATCGACTGCCGTACGTGCCAAACAGTGGGACGACGGCGTTTTCATGGAGTACGTGCGCGAGTCCCGCTTCAAGCGCTATATGGGCTCGACCGAAAACAGCATCATCCAGGTGCAGCGCGACCTCACCAAGAAGAAGGGCGACGGCATCACCTTCAACCTGGTCGGCGCGCTGGATGCGTCCAGCTACAACGACGGCAGCACCACGCTGGTCGGCAACGAAAAGCAGATGCCGAACGACGGCCACAAGATCACCGTTGGCGTGGTCCGTGATGCCGTGGTGGTGAACAACATGGATGAGCAGGCCTCGGCCTTCGACATCCGCAACGCCGCACGCACGATGATTAAGACGCACGCCGCGCGCCTGCTGAAGATCGCCACCATCACCGCGCTGGGCTCCGTTCAGGGCGTCGCCTTTGCCTCGGCCACCGCGGCGCAGAAGAACGCCTGGACCGCGGCCAACAGCGACCGCGTGATCTTCGGCACCATCGCCAACTACAACGCCACCTTCGGCACCGCGCTCGATGCCATCACGGCCGGCGAAAAACTCACCTATGAGCTGGTCGGCGTCATCAAGCGCATTGCGCAGGGCGCGAAGACGGCCAACGGCGATGGCATCCGTCCGTACCGCTTCGGTGAAGACGAAGAAACCTTCGTCATGTTCGTGGGCAAGAACGCGTTCCGAGACTTGCGCATCGACATGGAACAGAAGTGGGAAAACGCGCAGCCGCGTGCTGATACTAACCCGCTGTTCTCCGGCCCCACCTCGATCCTCGCCGACGGCGTGGTCGTGCGTGAAATCCCGGAAATCGCGGCCATCACCAACACGGGCGGCGTCCGTATCGAGCCGGTCTACCTGTGCGGCGCGCAGGCGCTCGGTGTGGCCTGGGCCAAGACCCTTCGCACCACGCTACGCAAGGAAGACGACTACGGCTACCAGAATGGCGTGGGCTTCGAGGAAATCCGCGCGGTGGACAAGATTCTGTGGAACCAGGGTCAGAGCACCGCGAAGGATTGGGGCATGGTGACGGGCTTCGTCGCCGCCGCCGCTGACGCCTGATAGGCCGCTGTAACGCGGAAACCACCGACCAGGGAGGGGCTAGACGGCCCCTCCCTTTTCCCTATCAGGAGTTGCAGCGATGGCTACGTACACGCGCGCCGACCTTCGCGATGCCGTCTTGGGCGAACTCGGCTTGATCGACCCCAACGAGCCGCCGTCGCCGGAAGACGCCAAGCTGGCCAATGACCGCTGCCAGCAGCAGCTGGAATACGCCTACGATCAAGGCTTGGTGTGGTGGGACATTGACGCCGATACGATCCCGGCCCGCGCCTTCATCCCGCTGGCGCAGTGGATCGCGTTCAAGCTCACGCTGACCTACGGCGCGACTGAGCGCGCGGCCATGCTCAAGGACAACGCCGAGACGGCCGAGGATCAGCTCATCATCTTGGGCGAGCAGGCCTACGTGGGCCTCGCGCAGACGGCGGATTACTTCTAATGGTCTGGAAGCAGATCGACCAGATCGTTGACGGCGGCTACGCGGACGATTCGCGGCCGTACAGCTACCAGGAAACCATCAACTACCTGCCCGAGTACGCCGAGCAGGCCGGCACGCGCTCCAAGGGCAAACTGCGCGGCGTGCCGGGCTGGTCGGGCGCCTTTGCCGACACCGGCACCGGCTTGCCCGTTCGCGGTGCGCACAACGCGGAGGGCGTCTTTCTGGTGGTCTCCGGCACGCGCCTCAAGCAGATCAACACCAATGGCACCGTGACCGACCGCGGGCAGATTCCCGGCATCGGCCGCGTGTCGATGGATCACAACCAGATCACCGGTGGCGCGCAGGTCGCCATTTCGAACGGATCGAGCGGCTACGTCTACAACACGGTCACGCAAACGCTCGTGCAGATCACCGACGACGCGTTCATCGGCGCCAAGTGCTTTGCCTACGCCGACAGCTTCATCCTGGGCGTGGAACCGCAGGGCCGGTTCGCTTTCACCTCGGACTTGGCCGACGCCACCAGCTACAGCACCTTGGACCGCTACGAAGCCGAGGGCTCGCCGGACAGGATCGTCGGCCAGATCGTGACGCATCGCGAGTGGTGGCTGATGGGCGAGCGCACCATCGAGCCGTTCCGCAACACGGGCGCTACCACGAATACCTGGCAGCGCAGCAGCGGGCTGGTCATGGAGCGCGGCCTCGCCGCCACCTTCGCGGTCGCCACGCTCGACAATTCGGTGTTCTGGCTGGGCGAGGATGGGAGCGTCTACCGCGCCAACGGCTTCACCCCGCAACGCATCTCCACGATGCCCATCGAGCAGGCCATCGCGCAGTGCAACACATCGCTCGCCTTCGCCTTCACGTTTGAGAGTGAAGGGCACAAGGTCTTCTATCTGACTTTCCCCGATGGCCCGACCATCGGTTACGACGTGGCCACCGGCAAGTGGCACCGCCGCGTCTCCAAGAATCTCAACCGGTGGCGCATCAACACGCTCACCAACTGGAACGGCGGCTGGTACGCCGGCGACTACCGCACCGGCCAGATTTACAAGCTGGATTGGAACGTGTGGCAGGAAGGCGCCGACGAGCTATCGTCCGAGCGCATGACAGGCGTGCTCGCCGGCGAGGGCAACTTCATCGGCGTGCAGGGCATCATGCCGGTGTTCGACACGGGCGTCGGCGGCAGCGACACCACGCCGGCCTTGGTCGATATCCGTTACTCCAAGGATGGCGGGCGCAACTGGTCGAACTGGCGCACCGTATCCCTGGGACGCAAAGGCACCTTCACCAAGCCGACGCGCGCGCGGCGCTGGGGCGTCAGCCGCCAGTGGGTGTTTCACTTCCGCATCACGGACCCGTGCAAGCGCGATATGCTCACCGTGTCCGTGGACTTGGAGGGGTACGAAGGATGACGCCCGCGATCTTCGATGACTTCCTGCCCGATATCGACGCCGTGCGCGAGCATGCGCTCCATGCGCCCTACATCGACTGGCTTGCCCCTGACGGAGAAGTGTATAAGCGCATCTGGATTGGCGATGTACCGGGCCTATTGGAGGCCATTGAGGCCAAGATGGGGCCGGTGCAGATGCTAGGGATGGGCTACAGGCTTAACTATGCCGGTGAACTTCCCAACGCGGCCATTCATTCGGACCTCGGATGGGGAACGCACGCGCTCGTCCTTTACCTGTGTGATGGCGATGGCGGAACTGCCTTCTGGAAGCATCGTGCAACAGGCGCCGAAACGATCTATGTCGGGGATGTAGACCTGTTCGAAAAGGTCCGTAATGACTGGAACGATGCGGCCCAATGGGAGCAACGTTCACTGGTCCCGCTGCGACTCAACCGCGCCACTATCTACGAATCTGCGCTGTTCCATTCGCGCTATCCCTTCGAGGCCTTCGGCTCGACGCCAGAAGACGGCCGGCTGGTCGCCGTGGCGTTCTTCAACCTTCGGGAGCACTCATGACGACCGTTCGCCGCGCTGCGCGAGACGACTTGCCGGCCATCCTGCGCATGTCACAGGCCTTCTACGCGACCACGGAATACGCCCCGCTGGTGCCCTATGACGAAGGCACCGTCGAACAGCTGGCCACCATCATCATCGACCATCACCTGTTTCTGGTGGCTGAGAATCCCGAGGGCGCCGTCGTTGGCATGGTCGGCATGATGTACGCGCCTTTCAGCTTCAACGCCGAGCACAAGATGTGCGCCGAGGTGGTCTGGTACGTGGACCCGGCCGAGCAACGCAACGGCGTGGGCGCAGCGCTGCTGGACGCCATTGAGCCCGAAGGCGCCAAGGATGACGCGACCGTCTTTCAGATGTTCATCCTGGCGACTTCTCCGGCCTTTGCCGGCGAGGCCTACCTACGGCGCGGCTATGTCCGGGCCGGTCAATCCTTCCTAAAGGTGGTGTGACATGGCCGCAGTGACCGGCGCAGTGATTGGCGGCTTGGCGCTTGCCAACAACATCTATCAGGGCCAGCAGAACCGTAAAGCGGCGGCGAATGCGGCCAAGACATCGCAAAATGCGGCGAATGCGGCTCTAGGAGCGCAGCAGACCAATTACAACAATACTGCCGCTAATCTTCAGCCGTACGTCAATGCCGGCACCTCGGCGCTGGGCGACTTGAATGCGGTCAACAGCGGCAACTATGCCGGCTTCGAGAATTCGCCCGACTACCTCTACGCGCTGCAACAGGGGCTCAAGGGCGTGGACCGCTCTGCCGCCTCGCGCGGCGCGCTGTACTCGGGAGGCACCACGGCGGACACGCTGGGCACCGCCGAAGGCCTCGCCTCGCAGAACTTGGGCAACTACCGGTCCAGCCTGATGAGCTTGGCGCAGCTGGGCGCGGGCGCTGGCGCGAACCTTGGCAGCGTGGGCGCCGGACAGGCCGCAGCCATTGGCAACATCGGCTTCAACAACGCCGCGAACCAGACCACGGCCGGCTACAACGCGGCAGCGGGCAACATCAACACCGCGAACAACACGGCCGGCATCCTCGGCCAGCTATGGGGCCAGTATGGCGGCTCGCTGAGCAGCGGAACGCCTGCGGCGAACGCCAGCAGTTATAGCCTCTCGCCCACGCAGAACACGTTTGCGGGTGGCACCTACACCGGGCCGCAGTCCTTGGCGACGAACGCTACCGTTCCCAACTACCTCACGGGAGCCTAAGCCATGGCTGGTCCCTACCTCACCAATCCGCTGGAACAGATCAATCAGGCGTGGCAGACGGGCCGCAACATGGCCTTTAACGAGGCAGCCGGGCAAGCGCTGACCAGCTCGGGCCAGGCGCAGCAAGACGCGCTGACCAAAGCCACGCAGATCAACCCGTCCGGTGCGCTCGACCTTCAGAAGCAGACGCAGCAGGTACAGGGACAGAAGCTGGTCAGTATGGCCAAGTTCCTGTTGAACGCCCCGGAAGGCCAGCGCGACGCCGTGTACCAATCGATGAAACCGACGCTCGCACAGGTCGGCATTGACCCTTCGACACTGCCGGCGACCTATGACGATACCGTGGCGCAGACCGCGCAGTCGTTGGCGCAGGCATACACGCCGTACAGCGCCATGCCGGCGGCAGTTCGAACGGCGCAGTATTTCCAGCAGGGACTTTCCCCGGAAGATCGCGAAAAGGCCATGCGCATCAAGGTCGGCCTCGATCCGCGCGCCAGCAACCCCAACTATTCGCAGATCGAAATCCCAGATGGCCAGGGCGGCAAGGTCTTGGCGTTCTACAACAAGAAGACCGGCAAGCCGGAGTTGCCCGATTACACCGACATCCTAGGCCCGGGCGCGATGCCTTCTGGCGGCGCCACCAGCGCCGTAGCGCCGGCTTCGGGCGCCGTCGTACCGCCAACCACGCCGGGGACGACGCTGCCGAACGTTAACGATGGCTTCCTGCCCTTCATCCAGAAGGCCAATGAGCGCATCGCCAATGGCGAAGACCCGGCCAAGGTGCAGGCCGACTTGCTGGCGCAGAAGCAGACCTATGACGCGCAGCAGGGCGCCTTGAGCGGCGGTGGTGGCGCTGCGCCGGCTGACGCCAGCGGCGTGCCTACGGATTCCACCGTTTCACCAGACGGCAGTACTGTCACGGTACGCCCGCAGGACGGAGCAGCGGAAGCGCCGGCACCGGCGGCAGTCCCGCCGCCAAGCGCAGGCCGCATTGGCTTCACACCGCCGAAGCAGTCTTCGTTGCAGGAAAAAATCGCGGTCGCCAAGTCGCTGGGTGCCACCAACGATGACGTGAAGCAAATGGTGCTGGGCCGCGGCGCGTCGCCCGATCCGCAGGACACGGGCCTTTCGGATGACGCGCTGAAGAATCTGGCGTGGGACTACGCCCTGAATGGCAAGCTGCCGCCGGTCGGTCGCGGTGGATCAGGACAGGCCCAGCGCACGGCAGTCATCAATGCGACGGCGGATCTCGCCAAAGAGTATGGCGTTAGCCCGCAAGAGCTGGCGACCACGGCAGGGCGCAACAAGGCTTTCCAAGCCTCCCTGTCGAACACGCAAAAGCAGACCGACACCGTGGACCGCGCGAGCGAGACGTTCCACCGCAATGCCGACCTCATGCAGTCCTTGGCCGATCAGGTGAATGCGCAAGGCCCGCAGGCATGGAATCAGTTTGTCATCGGCGTGAAGAACAAGGTCACGACCGATCCCACCGTAGCCGCTTACCTCGCGGCGCAGCAGACCGCCTCGCAGGAATACGCCAAGGTAGCGAGCGGCGCCACGGGTGCGGCGGGATCGACCGATTCGGCTCGTGAACACGCCAACGCTGTCATCAACGCCTTTCAGACGCCGGACCAGCTACGCGGCGTACTCAGCACCTTGCGCATGGATACGGAAAACCAGCGTCAGGTAGCCCACGAAAAGCTGCAAGAGATTCGGCACAGCATGCAGGTATTCGGCACCAGCGGCGACACGGGTTCGCAGGCGCAGGCACAGCCGGCCGCACCAGCTGCCAGCGCAGGCACGCCGGCCAAAGTCACGTCGCAGGCCGAGTTTGACGCGCTGCCCTCGGGCGCGCTGTTCGTGAATCCCAAAGACGGCAAGATCATGCGGAAGCACTAACCATGACCGACCTCGATTTCAGCAGCCAGGCGACCGAAGTCGATCCGTCCAAGCTGGATTTCAGCCAGTACGGGACGCCTGTTGATGCGGCCACGCCAGCGGCCCCGCCGATGCCTTTGGGCGATCAGGCCAAGCGCTCCTTTGCCATGGCCGCGCACAACATCGGTGCCGGCTTGGCGAGCGTGCCGGACATCGTGCTGGGGCCGGCAACGTATTTGGGCAACAAGGCGCTGGAAGCGGCCGGCGTGTCGCCGCAGTACCGCTTTGGCACGGCCGGGCAGGCGGCAGAGACGGCGCTGGGCGCGGCCGGCGTGCCGAATCCCGAGCCGGTCACCGCCGCCGAGCGCTACGCCGGCGCGGGCGAGCGGGCGCTGTCGGGCGCCTTTGGCGGTGTAGGTGCTGGCAAGGTGCTGGCGACTTCGGCCAGCCCGGTCACGTCCTACTTGGGGACGTTGCTGGCCGAGAATCCGGGCGCGCAAGCCAAAGCCGCCTTGACCAGCGCGGGCGCCGCCGAAACCACGAAGGAACTCGGCGGTAGTCCCTTGGCGCAGCTGGCAGCGGCATTCGCCGGTGGCGTGGCTCCCTCAGCAGCCGCCGGCACGGGCGCCGCCTTGCGCGCCGCGGCATCCAAAGTGCTGCCGGCCTCCGAAGGCGCCCAGCAGCTTGCGCAACAGGCCGAGCAGTTCGGTATCCCGCTCAAGGCGACGCAGGTCGCGGATTCCAAGATCGGCAAATATGTCGATTCGGCGACGGGCCTTGTGCCATTCTCGGGCGCCGGAAAGTTCGACGTAGCGCAACGCACCGCCTTCAATCGCGCGGTTGCCGACACCATCGGGCAGAAGGCCGACGCCATCACCCCGCAGGTCTTCGCTAAGGCCAAGGCCGACACGGGGGCGATCTACGACGACTTGCTGTCCCGCAATAACCTGCAAATCACGCCTGACCTCGAACAGCGCTTCGCAGCGATCCAAGATGAAGCCCGCGCCTATTCGCCGGCCGTGCGGGCGCAGATTGACGAAAACATCCAGCGCATCCGCGATAACGCGCAGAACGGCATGGTGCCGGGTGCGCGCGTCAAGGTCATCGATTCGGGGCTGGGCCGTGCATCGGCGACCGGCGGCGAGGGAGCGGGGCTGGTGGGCGATCTTCAGGACGCCATCCGCGAAGGCCTCAATACCGGCATGTCCGGCGCCGATCAAGCGCTGTTGCAGCGCGCGAATGGCCAGTGGCGCAACATCAAGACCATCGAGCCCTTGGTCGCGCAGGCGAGCGCGCAGGACGGCCTCATCAGCCCTAACGCGTTGCTCAATCGCGTGGCCGCGAATCAGGCGGGCAAGGCGTCGCTTGCCACCGGCACGCGTGGCGACCTTGGCACGCTGGCGCAGATCGGCAAGCGCTTCATCGGCGAGCCGCCCAACTCCGGCACGGCCACGCGCGAGGCGGTCAACAAGGGCCTAGGTGCCATCGGCAACATTGGCACCGGCTTGCTGGCGGGGCATTTCGTGAGCCCGCTGACGGGCTTGGCGACCGCGGCCGGCGCCATCGGCGGCGCGCGCGGCGTGCAATCGATGTTCCAGAATCCCGACTTGGTGCGACGCATCGCCGGCTTGCCGACCAACAATTCCGCGCTGATGAGTCTGCTGCTACAGCAGCGGGCGTTGCCAGCGGCCACCGTGGGTCAGCAAGCGATGGCGCAACCTCAGCCGTGACCGTCCAGGCGTCGGCGCATCCGTACCACGGCAGCATCGATGCCAAGGGTGCGCGCGACCGCGCGGTCCTGAAGCCACTGCAACAGCGCGCACTCGGCCGGCAGCAGCAGGGCTTTGATCGCAGCGCCGAGCGCCGGCACCAGCCAGCCGACCATCAGCCAGAACAGGTAGGCAATGACAAACGAGGCGATAGCGGCGACCATGCGCCCAGCCTACCGCCGAGCCGGCCCCACCTCAACCGCGACGTTTTGGAGTAACGCCCATGTCCACCGCCTTTCGGCTGTTTGATCCGTTCCAGACCTTCACCGATCAGCATGGACAGCTGGCGGCGGGTGGCTCGCTGAACTTCTTCACGACGGGCACCACGACACCCAAAGACGTGTTCTCCGATCCTGGCCTCACCGTCAACCTCGGCAACGTGGTGCAGATCGGCAGTGATGGCCGGCCGGTGTCGGACATTTGGGGCTCCGATGCGTACCGCGCGCGCTTGCTGGATGCCGGCGGCGCACAGATCGGCCCCGACCGCGACAACATCGCCATTCCTGGCGGCGGCGCGGCAGCGCTACCCACGCCCTTCATCCCGAACGCGTTGCTCAGCAATGACGGCTCGCTGGCGCTGTGGCTGCAAACCATCCTGATGCCGGACCCGACCGGACACGCTAACAACATCCTTGGCACCGATGGCACGGCGGTCTTCTGGCAGACGATTGCGAGCCTCAATATCCCGACCATCGCGCACGACGCCAACAGCGTCACGCTGGGCGCGGTGAAGATTCAGTGGGGCAGCGATACGGCGCCGGCCACCGGCTTCCGGCAGACCTCGAAGTCCACGACGTTCCCCGCCGCGTTTAGCGGATCGGCCTACCACGTCGGCGTGATCGCGACGACCGTCAATGCGACGGCGGGCCTGCAAATCGGCGTGCCGGCCGTCACCAGCAAGAGCCCCACTGGCTTCAGCGTGCAGTTCGATTCGGACGACTTTAGCCAGGTCAACGCCGAGTTCACCGCGCCGCTCACGTTCGACTGGTTCGCCATCGGTCCCGCGTAATGGCACAGCTTCCCCAAGACCTGCCGCACGTCCGCGAGTCGCTGGTCGATGTCGGCAACACGGCATCGCGCGGCTACTACCTGTTTTGGGAGGCCGTGGATGTCAATCTCAAGCAGGCGCAGGCCGACATTGCGGTATTGCAAGCATCGTCAGGCGGCGGTTCGTCAACGACGCTCATCCTGTCCGGCAATGAGTCGGTCGCGCTGACAGGAAGCGCTGCCGCTGGCTTCGTGTCGTTCGCGCTGGTGAATGACCAGGCGTCCGTGACCGGCCATGAGCGCTACGGCAGCGACTCGGGCGGAAATAAGGGCTGGGCGCCGGTCGCCGATGACTTCGCCAGCACGTCGAATATCGCGCTTTCGACGGACGTCAACGGCGTCGTGTCGTTCGACCTGACTGACTTGGCCGACTCCGGCGCGGGCGTGTTGCTCGCCTTCACGCGGGACAGCAAAGGGCGTGTCACCGGAACCCGGGCAGCGACGATCACTGCTGCCGCGGGCATCAGCGTCGCCAACGGAGATGCCTCATCGGGCCTGCCCACGATCACCAATACCGGCGTGCTATCCCTCGCTGGAACTGCCCATCAGGTTATTGTGTCGGCCGCTACCGGTGCCGTGACACTCTCGCTGCCGCAGAGCATCGACACCACCTCATCGCCATCGTTCGCTGCGGTGAACCTATCAGCCGATCCGACGACGGCACTACAGGCGGCAACGAAGCAGTACGTCGATAACATCGCCGCGGGCCTCTCGTGGAAGGCGCCCGTGCAGGTTGCCACCACGGCCAACATCACGTTGAGTGGCACGCAAACCATCGACGGCGTGTCCGTTTTGGCCGGCGCTCGCGTGCTGGTGAAGGATCAGACGACCCAGGCTAACAACGGCATCTATGTGGTGCAGTCCGGCGCCTGGACGCGTGCCACCGACATGGATAGCTGGGCCGAAGTCACGAATGCTTCGGTCTTCGTGTCGCAAGGCACCGCGAATGCCGACAAGGCCTGGACCTGTACGGCGGACGCTGGTGGAACGCTTGGCACCACGGCGATTCCATTCGTGCAGTTCAGTAGCGTGATGGGCGGCGTCACGTCGTTCAACGGCCGCAATGGTGTCGTCGTGCCGGCTGCCGGCGACTATACCTTTTCCTTGATAGGTGGCATTGCCACGGTCGCGCAAGGCGGCACGGGCGTTTCAACGGCGAGTGCAAATCTAGTGTTTGCGGGCCCGTCGTCTGGCGCAGCAGCAGCGCCATCATTCCGCACGCTCGTTGCTGCCGATGTCGCGAGCGCGTTGCCAACAGACTACATCAGCGGACTGAAGCTCATCTGGAACAGCGCTACCTCGATCAGCGTCGGCACGGGTTCCGCTGTCATCCCATCGACGGGCAAGCTCGAAACTGTGTCCGCAACGTTGACGCTTTCTAGCCTTGTGCTCAGCGCCTCGACGTTTTACCACGTCTACCTATACGACAACGCCGGAACGCCAGCGATTGAGTGCGTCACGACTGCGCCAGCGTCACCCTACCAAGGCACAGCTAGGGCTAAGACGGGTGACACCACGCGGCGCTATATAGGAAGCGTACTTTCCGATGGAAGTGGAAATCTCATTGGATTCAACCATTACAACAGCAACAAAATACTATACGACGCAGGCGGTAGCCGCGTTGCTCCTTTTCGTGTTCTTTCGGCAGGCTCAGCGACAACGCCAACTGCTGTATCTCTTGCTAGCATTGTTCCTTTAACAGCTCTTGCTGCTACGGTAATTTTAACAGCGGCCTCAGGAACGCCCTTTTACAACATACGAAAGAGCACCACTGGTCCTGTTTTCATTAGTTATCCAGCGATTGCATCAGGAAATCCTATCTACCCTATCCTCACGGATATCAGTTCGCCTGGACAATCCATAGCGTATGACTACTCCGCGTCAGGCGGATCAGCTTACATTGATGTAGCCGGCTACTTTTTCGAGAGGTGATGATGTACGCCTATACGAGCTATAAATCTTGGCGATGTATTGGTGATGCATCCGAGGCACTCCCCGGCGAATCCGTGTCGGATGTGCTTCCTGGGCCTACACAGTCAGAAGCCTTTGATGACTATGTGTCTACTGTTTCCGATGGCGTAAGCGCTTGGCTCAGCGCCTACGTGCACGACAACTTTGGCTACGACAACATCGTCAGTGCAGCCAGCTATGCCGGCGACAAGAGCCCTAAGTTCAACACCGAGGGAATCGCAGCGAAGGCCTGGCGCTCCGACTGCTTCAACGCGCTGTATGCGGCTATGCCGACGTATCAAGCGCTACCGCCTGACCAGTGGCCGTCCATCGACTATATTACGGCCCATCTTCCGCAGCCTTCGGCCTATACCTGGGAGCCGGCGCCATGACAACGCAGCTCATCATGTGGGGCGTAAGCCTTCTACTCACGCTGATGGTTCCGTTCTGCACGTGGGTTGTTATGTCCGTTCACAAGCTCAAAAAGGAACAGAGCGACCTCAAGCTATACGTGGCCGAGAATTACGCCAAGAAAGAATCTATTGGCGAAGTCATCAAGAAGCTCGACCATCTTGCTGAAATGGTCAATCAATTGGTAGGACGACTCAGCGCCACATCATAAGGAACAGGGAACATGACTCACGATGCAGGGGATCGTGAAGCAGCAGACCGATTGACCGAAGCGTTTCGTAACCTCGACGGCACCATCCGCGAGGCAATGCGCAGCGGCCAAGGATCGGGCAACACGCAAATCATCAAGATCGATGCCGGCGGCTTCGGCGTATGGGCGGCGCTGTGGATGGCGTCTCTTTGCTGCGCCGTCATGCTGACGATGACATTCGTCTCCCGCGCCGATCAGATCGACCAGAAGCGCCGGCTAGACGTGGCGAACGACAAGCTTTCCGTCATCCTGCAATGGTCGCCGGAGCTTGCAAAGAAGGTGGACGATTCCACCAATCACACGAAGGGAGAGAAGACACCATGAGTACCGTAGTCGTAGGAGGCGGCGGTCCGCGTCCGCAGGCACGCGTTGTAGGCATCACTGAAACCGAAGGCGCGCCAACCATCAGCACGTGGGCAGTCATGGATGGCGATCAGGTCATCTGCCGATTCCCTTCTCGCGCGTGGGCAGAGGCGTTGCTCCCGCTTATCCAGGCAGGGGAGTGACCTATGCGCCTCGTGGATAACTGGAAGAAATCGGCCAAGTTCGCCACCAATTGGTTCCACGGGGCGCAACTTGCTGTGGCTGGCGCGTGGGCCGTCTTGCCGGCTGACCTCAAGACCTACCTCCCGCCCAAGGTCATGATCGGGGTGGCGGCGTTCCTTGGTGTCGGCGGCATCATCGCCCGCATGATCGATCAGAGCGGCGACAATCCTAACGATCCATCACCCTGATGGACGCCGCGACTCTTGCGGCTTGCACGGGCTCATCGCTGCCCCTGGCGCAGCGGTGGGCGCCGTCGCTGACCCAAGCCATGGCCGACTATGGCATCACCACGCCGAAGCGTCAGGCGGCGTTTCTGGCGCAGATCGGGCATGAGTCCTTGGGACTGTTCTACACCAAGGAGATATGGGGACCGACCGCCGCGCAACGTGGCTATGAAGGTAGCACCGACTTGGGCAACACCGAGGAAGGCGACGGCGAGCGATTCATGGGCCGCGGCTTTATCCAAGTGACGGGCCGCAAGAATTACACCGACCTTGCCGGCGCGCTGTGCCTGGACTGCGTGAATCGCCCCGAGCTGTTGGAGCAAGAGCCATGGCCAGCCATCACTGCGGCATGGTGGTGGGGCACGCACGGCTGCAACGAACTGGCAGACCACGGGGCATTCACCGCCATCACGCGCATCATCAATGGTGGACTCAATGGCTTGGCTGATAGACAAAACCGCTGGATGCAGGCCAAAAAGGCCTTAGGAGTCCTCTGATGCTCGCACTGCTATGGGCCAAAGTCTGGAAGTGGGTGGTAGGGATCGGCGCTGTGCTTGCAGCTATCGCAAGCATATTCCTTGCCGGACGCGAGAAGGGAAAGGCGGCTGAACAGGTCAAGACGCAAGCCGCCAAGCAGGAGGCCGAAGTCGCTAAGCAAACAACCGCCATCGTGGAGTCACGCCATGAAACTGATGTGCAAGTTCAGAATCTACCGGAAGCGTCTGCGCAGACTGTGGCTGCTGCTGACCCTTCTACCGCTGCTGGCGAGCTGCGCGACGACGGATGGACCCGCGACTAAGGTCGATCCGTGCGCCGGCTGGTCGGCCATCTATCCATCCAGGCAAGACGTTCTCACGGATGGAACGGCCAAGCAGATATTGGCGCATGACCTACATGGTGTAGCTCAAGGATGCTGGAAAGCACCAAAGAAAAAGGCCCCGTAATGGGGCCTTTGCTTTATTCGCCACCCTCCGCGCTGGCGATGGCTTTGATGGTTATGGCGAGCGAATTGTTCTCGCCAAAGTTGCGAAGGTATCCACCACGACATTCATCGACGTTCACGCCGGCATGGATGGTTGCCTGTCCTGCATGTGCAGCAAGCATGTCCACGATCTTGCGCTCGTGATCGTTCTCAGGCTCAAGGTTCACCTGCATCACGTCGGCTCGCATCATGAGCGACCATTTCATGACGTCTCCCCCATCTCACTGCCGTCACCGCGCTGGGTGGAGAGGATTTCTCGCGCGGCGTCTTCAAGTACGCCGACGGTATCTGCGTGCGATGTGTTGGCGATCAGGTCATCCTCACAAGCCGTGATAACAGCCTTGGCAAAGTCGATAACAACCCCTCCCGCCTTGGCGTTGCTGCGGGTTGCTTCCTCTCGCATATCCTCGGTCGTCTCTCGCGAAGATGCGCAGTCCTCTCGGTTGACATTCCACGGCTTGGCGTTGCTGAGGGTGTAGTCACGGATGATGCGTTCCCAGCGTTCAATCTGAGCGCTAGAAAGCTGTATCGTCTCCCAGCAGGAAATGACAGCCATTTCGTCCGCGATCAACGCGAGATCTTCTGCAGATTTGTCGTTGTTGCGAGTGAATAGAGGTATAGAGAACTCGCGCTCAGGCGACTTGAAAGCAGTGAACCCTACGCTTCCCGCGTCGCTGATCTGCTTGAAGGAATCGAGCGTGGTTGCAGCGATGTAGCAGAGCGGCGTTCCCACCACCCCACCCTCCGGCGCCGACGCTTGGGCGCGGGTGTTCTTTGCTGCGAGGTACAGGTAAGACAATGCGTCGCGCTGGTCCTTAGTCAAGTTAGCCTTGCCGACTGCGCAGAAGTCGGCAAATACATCGCGGCAATGCGTCTGGTCAGTCATACATCATGTTCCTAATTATGGCCGTGATGTCATTCGACTCGATAATCTGTTGAACTAAGTCATCGAGTGCACCCATTTCGTCGTCTCCATCCCAATCACCGGCATACTTGTCGCAGGCTCGACGCGCTAAGTTAAGCAGCTTGAAAAATTCCTTCTGAAGCTTCCGATGTTCTGAAAGAACAAATACGAGTTCACTATGAGTGTTCATCCATGCGGGATTGCTAGACTTTGGCCTAGATGAATTTGCCCATTTTTCTATCTGGTTGATGCGATCAAAGCTCATACCCCACCCTCCGCGTCTGGCTGCGGCGAGGCGGCGAGCAACATGCGTCCGTAGTCTGTCAGCCAATACCAATTCTTTCTTGTCGGCGAACGAGATACGGCCCCATTGATGGCAAGAAACGCCATCATATCTTTCGGAACGTCATAGCTCTCATCGTCTTCTGCTGTTTCAGCGAACCGACGAAGTGCCTGCATTTCATCCGGCCTAAGCAATGGCATGGCGATGAATCCATCCCGCACCCCGCCTTGGCCTTGCGCGAGCATCGCCTCTCTCATAGCGGCACGCATGTCTTGAATGGTCTTGTGCATGCTGTAGTTGGCGAGTCGGCTACCTGATGCACGAAGCACCTTGTCCAATGCAAGGTCAACCTCTACGTCATCGAGATTGATAGCATCCGGCACAACCCCACGCCCCGCGCGGTCGGCTTCGAGGGCTGAAGCTACTTGCTTCAACTGGTAAGCGCAGTCCCAAAGGGTTGATGATTGCCACTGTTCCTCACGAGAGGATGCGGCGGAATCTTTTTCATAGCCCTCTTTGTTCCACTTTTCAGCCAGTTTGTGTAACTCATCACTCACGCTCACCGGGCGCGAGAGGTTTTCGTTAGACATTAGAGTTCTCCGGTGTCCTATAGAATTCGCCGTGGAATGCTCTCGCCGCATTTTCGTATGCGACGCTAGCCTCTTCTGGGGTTTTAAAATGTCCTAGATATCGATGCTTGCCATTCACAGTGATCTGCGCCTGGAAAGCATTTCGTCGGCGGTCAACAGACACACCTCGATACCCGGTAGAGTTTGTTTTACGAATCCCTACGTTGTGATTGTTTTCAAGGTCAGTGGCTTCTCGTAGATTTTCAGGGCGATTGTCAGTCTTGATACCATTGATATGGTCAAGTGACTTTTCAGGCCACTTTCCATAGGTCATCGCCCAAACAATCCTGTGCGCATATATGAAAACGCCACCAATGCGAACCTTTAAATGACCCCAGGCGTTAATCGAACCAGCATACGTGCCAGCCTTGTATTTGCTTTGGGATATGCGGCGCCTGAGTCGTCCGTCTTCCTCAAGCAAAAACAGTCTGTGAAGGTAAGATATATCGGGAAGCCTACGAGCCGGCTTATCACTCATGGCTGTCTCCGATGGCTGCGCGGGCGGCGTCTAGATGCAAGTGCAAGCATTCAGAACCGAGATTGATCGCATCGTCGATGATGTTTCGGAGTGTCGATGCTTCATTACTTACCGGATCAGCTGTATCGATCTGGCGGCACAATTCGATGTATCGGCCAGATGCAACCCTCAGCCCCTCATTCTCCTTGCGGAGCGCGGCTAGTTCGTTTTGCAAAACTAGCCACGCACTCCAAGCCTTTTCGTTATTGCAGCAAGCAGTAGCCACTTCGCGAAGATGGTCGTGGTTAGTGGTCATGCCTTGCCCTCCTTGATGGCTGCGAAGACGGAGGCGAGTGCATCGCTTACTGCCGCATTGCCTAGATAACCGTTGTCACCAACTTCAAAGTCAGAATGACCATCAATCGACGCTTGGAAAGTCGCCACAAGCTGCGGCGTCACCTCAAGGGATGACAGGGCGGCTTGCCAGCCAAGCAACGCATCACGCGTCCCGCTGTCAACGTATTGGTTGCTATCGGGCTTCTTAACGGTAAAGAAGCAAAGACCATGCTCGTCTCGATGTGACGTGCAAAACGCCTCAAACTTCGCGTTGGTGGTCATGCGATTTCACCTCGCACGAGAATGAACTCGCAGTCGCAGTTGCGACATTTGAAGTCCCACGTCTCACCGAAACTCTCAGTGCATGTCTCGCCATCTTGGTTCTGATAGACGCGGTCGGCATCAGGCGTAATGTAGTAGTCCATGTTCTTTTCGCCGCAGCACGGACAGAAATGGTTTCTGCTACGGAAATACATCGAGATATCGTCATTGGTGGTCATGCGGGCGCTCCGAGGCGGGAGAGGATTGCAATGGCGCGTGGAAGTGGGCCGTTTGCATTCGGCGAAGGCGGAAGCATGTCCATCATTGAAGCGATGACAGAAACTTCGACCAGTCCACGCATTGCCTCGATCAACTCGGCTAAGGCAGCGCGTGCTTCAGAAAATCCACAGGAGCAAGGATCGCAATCGCCATGATCGCCCCAGTATTTCGGGCATTCTTCCACATGACCTTGTCGGTCAATCCAAGCGACTATATCCACCTTCTTCGCATCCATCATCGTCTCCTACGAGTACCACTGATTAAGTTGCAGTTGGTCCACCACTTCACGAAGTCGTCGGCGTTGTTCGAGTAGCAATGACACGCGACTGGATCGGTTCATGGTGAATTGGAATTCCAGGCGACGCATATGGGTTTTACGTTCATGGTCGCGGCGAAACAGGCGATACATCACACCGTGTTGATTCACCGTCTTGGACCAGCAGAACGACCCTTTGCGCCGCGGTGATCGGTTTATGTCTTTCATGGCATCCTCGCCGGATTACGCGCCGGCCCGCGACTCGCCCAGCAGCGAATGGTTAATCTTCGGGGTCGTGAATTTGTTCGACCCTCACTTCGATGGGGCCGCTCGACATTTCGACCTCATCGCTTGCCATCATCTCCGGGTGAAACTCGCAATAGTTCTCACCGCCAACGATGTCATCGGGCGTGTAAACGACACGCACGCCGACCACACCGTAGGTGTTGCCATGCTCATTGAACACGGTGAGATTAACTAGCGTGTCGCTCTGCACCGCAACGACGATGGCCGCACTCTTGCTAGCCGTGCTTAGGAAATGCTTGCCCGTGAAAAGCACGGGGAGGCCGACAAAGGGTTTCATGCTGCGTGGCTCCTTAGGTTAGTGCGGGATGTACGGCGGGATTAGCGAAAGCTCGATGGTCTTGCCTTCGTTGACGGCCAGCGCGCCGGCAAGCTTTTCATCAACCTCGAAGTGCGCCGACAGGTGCAGCACGATGCTGCCGCCGTCCTTGGGCTCAATGCGAATCTTGGACACCTTCACATCCTCGATTTCCATCTCGCTGTCCGTGGTGGTCAAGCCGCTTCCGATAAGCATCGTGTAGCCGGTGAACACTTCGGTCCAGCTGTGCGGCGCCAAGTGCGGGAACAGCACCTTCGTCATGCCGTCATTGGACACGACACCTTCAAGTTCATGCTGCGGCGCCTCATCCTTGACGGGCTTGCGGAACATCGTGCGGCGCAAACCTTTGTCTAGGCCATCGATGACAAACGCCGGCAGCGCCATCATCAGACTGAGCGACATGGCAGGCACGTCTTCGTTGCCGTGCTTCTCGGTGACAGGCGTCACCTTGCGAATCTTGGCTTGCACCTTCTCAAGCGTAAGCATGCGTTACTCCTTGGTGGTTGGCAGTGGTTGGTAAGGCGGGGTGGCCAGCGCTGATCTCTGGCTTATCGTCGTCTTGTCGATGGCTACACGTCGGACCGCGCATAAGCCTGCGCATTCACCCCATAACTATGCCGGTTACGTTTTCCGGCTTCACCGCTCGGCAGGGCGACCCACGTCCGAGGGTGAACGTGCCCCAGCTTTAAAGCTCGGCCTGACGCTGAGCATAAATTTCGCGCGACTTGTCGGACGGCTGATAGTCGGGTCCACCAAGCTCCCATGCTGCATTCAATTCGTCGTGATTGGTCGCAGCCAGAATGGCGTCAATCACGTGCTCATCAGTCGTGAAGTCCTTGGTTTCGGACTTCTTCTTGCCGCCCGACTTGATGCGCTCGTTCAAGTCCTTAGTGCTGGTGTCGTCGGCCTCGAACCATTCGGAAGCATCTGACATGCCATCACGCAGACTCGCATAGACCTTCTTGAGCTGAATGACCTGTGCCGGCCGGATGGCATCGAGGCGGCACTGGATGCGCTTCTCGATTTGCGCCTTGCTCACGCCAAAGGATTCAAACGCCTTCACCAACTTGTCTTGCGCCTCGGGCGACGTGTCGGCACTGGCCTTAAGGGTCGTCTCGCACTGCTTCACGGCCGCTTCGATCACATCGCCGGGGATCACGCCAAGGATGCAGGCGCGGAGACGGCGGGCACCCTGGTTGGCGACCAGTTCGTACACGTCGCGTGGGTCGGTCAGCTTGTACGATCCCGACTTCGTGTGCCGCTTGTGCGGAACCTGAAACACCTTGACCTGGCGCGTGTTGGTTTCCACGTCCCAGGCGTAGGCCTCGACGGTAGATTCGCCGTTGCGCTGCTCAAGCTCCCGGATGCCGAACTGCATGTTGCCCCAAGCCTGCGCGCAGGTTTCCGCGAGCCGTATCGACGGGCCGGTGATTTCCGTGCCGCCGCGTGCGTAGCTGTAGAGGGCCCCCTCGGCCAGCGTGGTTCGCGTGCAGGCGTTCAGGATGCGATCCATGGCCGTTTTAGGATCGCGCGGGAAGCGCTGTGCAATGACCATTGCGGCCTGCACCTCGGCAATCTCGCGCTGCTGGCCCGCATCCGCTAGCGCATTCTGGCCTTCACGCTTGGCCACCTGTCCGGCGTTGAACGGATTGTTCGACTCGTGGTCGTGGTGCGTCGTCATCTGATTCATGGTCAATCCTGAAAAGCCCACGCGGGCAGGGAAAGGGTTTGGATATCGGTCGGATAGGCATCCCAGCGGTCATCACGAATGCACTCACTCATGACCGCCATGGCTTCGTCGCGAATATCTCGGCCGCGATTCAGCGATTCACGGTCAGCCTGATAGATGCCTATGGCGTAGGGCTTGATGCGTTCCTGAGCAACGAACACGAAGTCCATGTCGCCATGTCCTACGGCGCGCTCTCCTTGGAGGTAGTGCTCGGCCTGAACGTGATACAGGAAGTTCGCCATGGTCTTGGCAAAGGCGCGCGGTGAGGCGTTGTCCGTTGACTTCAGGTCCGCCAGCACGCCGAACTTACGTGCGCGCACATCGGGACGCGACTTGCATTGCAAACCACTGCGGCTATCTTCCCAAAGCACGGTCGATTCGTTTTCATGGCCGAACATCAGCGAGGACGCCGTGGGATGCGCGGCCAAGGCATCACGCATGTATCTCACCGTATCGAACGTCTCGGCATCGATGAAGGTTGCCAGAGGATAGGACGACAGCAATTCCGCCTGACGCGCTTTGCCGTCCTTGGTGCGAAGGTCGAAATCCTTTACGAAGAAACGGGAGGCAAAAACGTCCGGCTCAAGCACGCACGCATGCAGCGCGGTACCAAGGAGCATGGATGGCGTGGCGGCATCATCGCCGCTATCCAGCCACGACCGATAATGCGCCGGCGTCTGCGTTGCCAACATCTTGATTACGCCAGTGCTTACGACGCCCAACACGCGCTGGTGATAAACCTCAGCCGGCACGTTGTCGTGGATGCCTGCGGGAAGGTCTAGGAGGTTCACAGGGCATGCTCCACAGTTTCCCAGCTACTCACGCGCTTGTGAGTCTGCGAGGGACGAAAGACGGTGACGCGCTCGACGGTTTCCAGGCGCATCAACTCATCCGTGCGCTTGCTGAACGTCTCGGCATCATGCAAGGCAATGAGCTGGTCGGGCTCGGTCTTGTTGCGGTAGCGGACCTCAATTACGGCGTAGCACATGACGGCGATTCCTTTTGCGTTTCCACATTGACCGGCACGACTCGCAGCAGCCGCGATAGCAGTTCTACTGCGGCGCGCTTCTCGGCTTCGGGAAGATCGGCCAGATCGTCTAGTAGACACATCACTCTTTCCTCGCTTTGAGCATGGCGTCTGCTTGTTCGAATTTGACCTTGGCGGCCAGATAAAAGCGACGCTCATTGGTAAGCGTTGACCACCATTTCGTGAATGTCCCGATCTGCGTCTCTGGATCGCTCCATACCGTATGCCCATCCGGCGAATAGAGACCGGCCGCACTGATGATTTCTGCAACCCCGGGTTGTTCGGCATGGGCTGCGAAGTAGTCGCGCGCCGTGATCCCTGGCTGATGCTCGCAAAGCGGCATGCCTGCCGAGCTAAGGGGCTGACATGGAAACGCCGGACCACCGTCATTCGTGTTCATGCGAAGTAACTCCAAACGATCAGGCCAAAAGGCACGGATGCCGCGGCGAGGATGAAGCCCCAAAAGATCAGCGAGGCGTCCCAGGATTCGGTGAGGCGGCTGATGGGCCTCATGCGGCACCGCCGATGCAGGCGAGGGCAGCAACCCTTCGCTTATTTGCTTCGTAGTGTCGAAGTCCGGCTGCAGAAAGCGCCGCCTTATCATCCGCACGCGAAGCAGCTACGCACGCGACTGTTGCCGAGTCCATTTCAAGATTTGCCTCGATCAGCTCGGCCACAGCGTCACGAACCTGCGTGTTAGTAACCACGCAATCGCGTAATGGCTTTCCATCCAAACGCAGTGACTCGATAAGCTCTGCTGTTGTGACGAATATCTCCGGCAGGGCGTCAAGATAGCCGAGGACATCAGCCTTCTTTGTCTCAGTGCTCATACGCCCTCCACGATGCGGCGTGCGATGGTGTCGAACTCATCGGCGTGGCGCGCCACCAGCAGCGCATAGGCGCGTGCCGTCTGTTCCTCGGTGAGCTGCGCCGTGCGCCACGTCTCGGCGTCTGACGGGTTGTCGCTGGACAGCTCGACCTCGACCAGCGGCACCTCGATGGTCACTTTGGGATTGAGCGCTTGCACGTTGGCGTAGGCCGCACCACCGAAGGCGCGGAGTGTAGCGTCGAAGATGGAGTGAGCTGGCATATCGGCGTCTCTGGCTGGGGTTGGTGGAGCGCATATTCCACGCACGCGGACATATTGTCAAGCGATATTTTCCGCTTGCGTGAAAAATATTTCCGGTGTATGTTCCGCCTCAACGTAAACGAGGAAACGGCAATGCCCGAAGCACAAGACACGCCAAACTGGCCGGAAGTGGTGGCCAAGATCAATGCGGCCATGAGCCTTCAGGCCATCGGTAACGCCTGCGGCCTTTCGTTGCAGGCCATCCATGACCTCAAGTCCGGCCGCAGCCCTGAGCCGCGCTATGGCGCCGGACAAACGCTGCTGCGGCTCTATCGGCGGGAACTGGCGAAAGACGCCAGGGCTGCCGCCAAGCCGGCGAGGAAGCAGGCATGAGCCGCGTCACCATCGACCTGCGTCAACCCGAAGGCGAGTTGCCGCCACTCGACTTCACGCTCAGCGATACGGACCTCGCTATCGCCCGCTTTGCCCGTGAAGCCATTGCGGCGCAGCAAATCCAGCAGAACGAAAAAGACCAAACCAAACAGGGGTGAGACATGCCTACATGGCGTGATTCCACTGGCAGCGAGTGGCGTATTTCCATGTCACATCGTCGCCTGAGATTCAAATATCCAGCACATGCCGCTGTACGTGCTTATGTATTCCAGCGAGACGGCTTCCGCTGTAAATGTTGTGGCGCAGCAACAAACGACGATACGTCGAACTACCGCGGACGCCACGCGGTATGGGTGCGCTCACCGCTGGTGGGCTGGCTCATCCTTGAGTTAGCGGAAAAGAACCCGCGTCTTGCACCTCCCGCGCTTCATCATCCTGACAACAAATTCGCCAGGTGCGAGCACTGCCGTCAGCTTGGGAGGACGTATGGCCGCTGACTGGATCAAGATGCGCATAGACCTCCAAACGCATCCGAAAGTTGTCCGCATTTTGTCCGCAACTATGGCGGACAAATTCCGCGTGATTGGCGGACTGCATGCGGTATGGGCCATTTTCGATACGCACAGCGTCGATGGCATCCTGAACGGCTATTCACCTTCGATCCTCGATCACCTGATCGGATGGGACGGATTTTCGCAGGCCATGATCGACGTTAAATGGCTCAGCTTTGACGGGGAAAACCTTACGGTGCCTGAGTTTGAGGAGCACAACGGGGCTAGCGGAAAGCGACGCGCCGAGGATCAGAAGCGCAAAAAAAAGTCCAGAGAACGTCCTGATTCTGTCCGCAAAGTGTCCGCAGATGTGTCCGCAAATCCACCGGACAAATTGCGGACTAGAGGAGAGAGAGAGGATATAGATCAAGAGCAAGAGCTTCCCCCTTCTTCCCCCAAGGCGAAGAAGGCCGCGACAAAGGGGACTCGATTGCCCGATGACTGGATGCCCGACCACGAGCTGATCGCCCAAGTCACCGCCGAGTCGGGCGACCTGTGGAAACGGGAGCTGCCAAAGTTCAAGGACTACTGGCCGGCCCAGCCAGGTCAGCGCGGCGTCAAGCTCGACTGGCGAGGCACCTTCCGAAATTGGGTGCGCAAGGCTGCCGAGTCACAGCCCCGCTATGGCCCGCGCCAGCAGCAACCCTCCCGCCAAGCCGCCATTGCCGAAGCCCTGCTGAGAGATTCCCGCTATGCCGACACAGCCGCACGCCAGCCCGGACTGGCTCTACCACACCGTGATCGACGGCCTGCTGATGCTCACGCCGCTGTCGCTGCCGTTTCAGCCGGGCCCGGACATGATCCAGGCGACGGCGATGGCCTGGACTTACGTGCTGCGCCGACACGGCCTCGATGACGCCCACCGCGATACGCCACGCGTCATTGCCGCTTTCCAGTCGCTCATGGACACCTGCTACCAGTGGCCGGCGCCGCGGGCGTTGCTCGATCACTTGCCACCCCTGCCGCGGCCCTACTTCCACAAGCTACCGGCACCCGACCTTACGCCCGAGGAAGTGCAGGCCGAGGCAAAACGGCGTCGTGATCTTGTGCAGACCTACGCGGCGAAGCTGAACATCGCGGTGACGCCATGAGCCTGCGCGACGAGCTGCCAGGCGCCGGCAAGCGCCGCAACGATCCGCCGCCGCAAGCCACGCATCGCCGCGCCACGGTCTGCGAATACAGCCGCGGGCCGTGCCTTGGCCATGGGAAACCGGAAGTGGCGATACAGGACGGCGCCGGCAACGTGATCGGCTACGTGTGCCAGAAGTGCTACATGCACCACGTCGCGAACCGCGGACTCGACCAGTTCAGCCAGTGGAAGCCCACCGGCACGCAGCTGCAAACCGTGCAGCACACGTTCGAGGACGACCGCAAGGCGAAACACTTCGCTGAGGTGGTGTCGGAGCTTGACGCGCTGGCGGACCGCTACGTCGCCGAGGAACAGGAACGGGGAGACGACGATGGTCGAATCGCTGGATGACCGGATCGCCCGTGCCCTCAGCCTCGGCCCCATCGATCCTTGGCAACTGGCCCTGATGCTGCACGCGGACCTCGACGACGTGATCCACCAGTGCAAGCTCCACCTGCTCGACGGGTCCATCGAGTTGACCGAGTGGCACCGCTACCCCGAGGGCGTCACGCTCCCCGCCTTTCAGATGGTCGATATTTAGAACAATCGGAGCACATAAGCGGCGTTTGTGTTCTTCAAATGAACAATGAGCGTTGTCTACACGTTTTCTTCATAGGATCGCCCGTCGCACGACCTTTCAAATCGACGCCATGGCACATGGGAAGCTCTACAAGACGATCCGAGGAATCAAGTAGTACGTGTGTAGCAGTTAGGCATGCGAATCGCTTACATCGCGTTACAGAGCGAATGGCGAAAGTGAAATACAGAACTAAATCAACCCGACGGTTTAATTATTGGAGGATGTATGTCTAAAGTCATGTTCGATTCGGAGCTTGTCCAGGCGTTGTCCGTGCTGGCTCAGCATGCGATTGAGGGGATGCGGAAGCCGCCCCGGATTGCTGAGGATTCGCAGTGGTCGCCTGAAGAGTTGGAGGCGATGACGAATCAGAAGTCTGAACCCACTGTATTTACGACCATCCCTAGTCTCGTTCCTTTCATCTCATCAGTAGAGCAGCGCATGGCTGTTATCAGGAGCGCCGAAACCGAAGACCTGCAAGCCGAGCTGTTCCGACGTGATGCGATCATCCCCGCGCCGCGTGAAGTGAAGTTCGGCCCGGTGTCGGATGTCGAATGCGAGGCCGCTTACAAGGCTTGGCTCGTTTTCGTTGGAAATGCCAGTAAAAGTATGAGGCCGGCGCTGGAAGAATTCGCCCGCTCGCGGGGTGTGCTGTGACGCTGCGTGTCGTGGTTGGCGTGGACCCTGGCGTCAAAGGCGCGCTGTTCGTGCTGGCCGATGGTGAGCCGCAATCCGTGATCGATATGCCGATGTTCGAACGCACCAAGCGCGATGGATCGAAGACCAGTGAATGCGACGTGCGCAAGCTGTCTGCGCTGGTGCGTGACATCCAACACGAAAACGTGGGCGCGCATGTTGTCGCGATCCTTGAGCCGCCCACGTTTCGAAAAGGTGAGGCAGCAACCCGAGCCATGGCCGCTGGCCAGAACTACGGCATCTTGAAAGGCGTGTTTGGTTGCCATGGCATCGGCTGGGTTGAGGTGACGCCGCAGCGCTGGAAAAAGCATTTCGGTCTGTTGAAGACAGAAAAGGACATTGCGCGCTTATTCGCGATGAACAGATTCCCATCGCACATGACTTGGCTTCAGCGTAAAAACGACAATGGCCGCGCAGATGCGGGACTCATCGCCTTATGGGCACACGAAACGGAGGCTTGGGCATGAACGAGCGCAACATCAAGAACCGCTGGGACGCCGACCAGAAGGCGAAGCGCGAGGCGCGGCAGCGACAAGAGGAAATCGATAGCGACATCGCGCGCTATGGCGAGTCGTTCGCGCGCATCTACCTCGACGACGACGGTTCGCTGAAGATGGTGCATGTGCCGCGCGAGCTGCTGCGGCCCATCCTCATCGTTGAACAGGAGAAGGCGTCATGACACGCACCTGTGAATGCTGCGGCATCGACCTACCGCTCGCCGCGATGGTCGCCGGCGCTTCCAAGTGCCTGCGCTGCTATGAGCGAGCAGCCATCGAACGACGCTTTCGTGAGGAAGCGCGCAGCGAGCTGTGGCAGTTGTTCGCCTTCCTCGCGGTGCTTGCCATCGCGACGTGCCTGCTGCTGTGGTGGCCGATGCCTGGGGTGTCGTCGTGAACAACGTGGAGCGCGCCGAACAGTTCCGCCTCGCGTCGAAGTTAGTCGCGGCCGTGAAGGCAAAGAACATGGCCGAGGCAGCGGGCGAGAAGACCAGCGACTTCGAGGTGTTGCGCGCCGGTAAAGCGCTATACGACTTCCATGCCGCGCTGATCCAGTCACCCAAGCCAAAGCGCGAACGCAAGGCCAAGCCGTGAGCTTGAACACCGGAACGCCACCGCAAGGCGAATGGCTCATCATCGACCGCGTATGGCGCTTCCGTCGCGTGGCCATCTATAACCCCGCCGTGGGCTGGGTCGTGGATGGTCGGGTGCTGGGACACGACGGCGCCGAGGCGTGGCATGCTCTGCCCGACACGCCACCGCAGGGGGATGCGACATGGCCGTATGCAACAAGAGGGCATGGGCCAACGAGCACGCGGCCAAGCGCAAGCTCTCGGAAATCCGACGCCGCCGCGACCGCTCCCGCAAGGCGACCAAGGTCGAGGTGAGGGCATACCGCTGCCCCGAGTGTCACCAATGGCACGTCACCAGCCACGAAGCCGACTACGTGCTCGACTCATCGCGCCGGCCCTTGCGAGTGATTGGAGGCTGGGAGTAGATTCCGCCCCACTACGCCACGTCACCCCAAGGGAACCGCCCGCCATGTCCATGCGTCCGACCAGTCAGCGCACCGCGCCGAAGTCCGAGTTCAAGGCCAAATCGGGCAGCAAGCCCGGTGCCGTCGCCAAGGCCAACCGCGCCGACAAGCGCAGCGACAAGGCCATCGCCAAGCAGTACGGCGTGAAGTCGAAGGGCTGAGCCGTCATGGCCGACCTGACGACCAAGCGCCGCAACGCCCTGCCAAAGACGACCTTTGGCCTGCCGGGCAAACGCAAGTATCCGATGCCTGATAAAGCCCATGCCGCCAATGCGAAGGCCAGGGCATCCCAGCAGGTCGCCAAGGGCAACCTGAGCCCGGCCTCGAAGGCGAAGATTGACGCCAAGGCCAATCGCATCTTGGGCAAGTCCTCTGACGCGATGCCCAAGGCCAAGCGCAACCCGCTGCACAAGACGCCCAAGCCGATGGGCGCGACCCGTCAAGTGAACAAGTTCTTCAGCTCCTAAACGGCTGGCGGCTGTGAGCTGAGCCAAGACCCGGCCTCGTGCCGGGTTTTGTGCGTTTGGGGTATGCTCCGCGCCAATCGTCAAGGGGGCGCCATGCTTGATGTTCACGTCATCGTCTGTACGGCGCCGCTCGACTGGCGCGCGCAGTGCATGGCCTCGATTGCGGAAGCCATCCAGGCCTGTCCGTTCCCGGTGCAGTTGCATTGCATCCAAGGCGAGGCCGGTCACATCGGCCGAGGCAGGGCCAAGGGTTACGCGGCCGGCGTCTATCCCTACGTGACATGTGTCGATGACGACGACTACGTGCTGCCCTTCGCCTTCGCGCAGATGGTCCAGGCACTACACTACGGCGCCCGCGCCTTACTCACCCCGGAATGGCTCGACTTCAATGGCCGTCACGTGCTTGGCAAGCCGGGTCACCATCTGACTGTGCTGCAACGGGCCGACGTGATCGATCATGCCGCCTGGGCCGCATGTGGGGATATAGCGCAAGCCCGCGCCGTGGCCGAGTTTGGCGTGACGATGCCCCATTCGGCTTATGTCCACCGCGTCTACACCGACAGCCCGGCCCGTGTGTTGCGCCGGCAGCATCCCGACGAGTTGAGCCGCGCCCATGGCTAATCTGCTGTCCAACCCAGCCGCGTGGACCGATGGCAACGGCGCCAATCCGCCCGTCATCTGGACCGGAACGCTGTACGACTTCACCGGCTACGATGGCGGCGTCGATTCGATCCAGGCGGCGGCCGCGGAAGGCGATGTGGTCAGCCTAGACCTCAACAACCTGGCGCCATCCACGGTTCCCGGTGGCTTTCAGGTCGACGTGAACGGCATCACGGTCTACGGCTATGACCTGCACAACGTCGGCACCGACACGTTTACCTCGGCGCCGTTGACGGCCGGCGACGTGGTGCGCGTGTGGTCGAATGTGCAGTACATCAGCTCGTACGTGGTGGACTTCACCGTGACGCCGATCAACCAAACGCCGCTGCATGCGCCGGACATCGCGCTGTCGGTCGCCATGAACAGCGGACCCACATCCGTCACCCCGACCATCACGCAAGGCTGACCCATGAGTTACCACTCGCTGTTCGACGAAGGCCCCTGCGATGTGCACTACAGCATCTTCGGCGAGGTAGGGTTTTTCGCGGCCATGACGAAGGGCAGTTCGCAGAACTACTTCTCGCCAGGGCTCGGCTATAACTTCGTGATCGCGGTCGCCGCCGATGGCACCATCAGCCTGAGCAGCACGGATGCTGTCATCAGCGGCACCACGCAGTACAACATTTGGGCCGTGCCATCGGTGAGCGTGGTGGGGCGCACCGGGCAGCTGGCCAATGTGGCCATGGGCGGCAACTACAACCGCCGCTATGGCTTCTCCGATCAGGCCACCGGTGGCACCTACGCCGCGTTCACCACGGCGCAGCCGGCCGCGCCGAACCCCATGTCAGTCGGTGCGCCCATCGCGGCCGGCATGTCCATTTCTGCTTTGTGACGGCGCGCCATGACAACCATTCTCCAATTCAATCCGATGGTGAGCCTGCCGCCCGTCGTGGCTGCGCCGGACATTGCCGAGTCCATGCACACGGCGGCGACCCCGCCATCGGTGAGCACGACGCCGGCTATTACTGAGGACGGAACTGTGGTCACTCCCGATTCGCTCACCATCGTCACGCCGCCTGCGCACGGCACCGCCTCGGTATCCGGCGTGTCGCTGGTTTACACGCCCGCGGCCAACTTCGCGGGGCTGGATAGCTTCACGTACTACGCCACCAAAAGCGGCATCAACAGCAACACGGCCACCGTCTCGGTAAGCGTGTCGCCGCCGACGTTCGGCCCCAAGAACCAGAAGTTGCAGCGCTTGCTGGCGGATATCTACGCCGATACCACGCTCGACTGCTACGTGCGCAACGACGCCGGCCCGATTGATCTCACCGGCTACCAGCTCACCGCCCACCTTCACCCGTACAACCGGCCACAGCCGTTCGGCCAGGACTACGGCGTAGGCTGGCCCGGCATCTACGTGCCCTGGCACACCGAGTTTCCGGCCGAACAGCTCGAAGTGGGCCATGTGCAGTTCACCGTGGACCACGGCACGATTCACCAGCGCCTCGGGCCGGGCATGTTCACCATGCATCTGGTCGCCGTGGACCCGGTGAGCCTGTCGCGCACCCGCGTCTATACCGCCCTTCTGACCATCCAGTGACCGCCATGGCAGGAAACAGCAACTTCAACAAACCGGGCGACGCCTTCACCGGCCGCGATGAGAAAGGGTGCTTTGTCGAAGGCAACCCGAGCAATAAAGGCAACTTCGCGGTTGAGCCCGACGAGTTCTACCGGCTGGGCATGGAGTACTGCACCGAGTGCGAGGAACAGAAGAAGGCGCCGACCATCGCCGGCCTTTGCCGCAAGCTAAATATTTCGCTGATGACCTACAGCAACTACGGCAAGCGCGAGGAATTCGCCTTCGAGTGGGAGCAGGTCCGCGTCCGCATCGTGGAGGTGTGGGAGGGCCGATTGTTCGGCTCAGGCACGGCCGGCGCGCAGTTCTGGTTGCGCAACAATGCCGGCTACAAGGACACGCGACAGACCGAGCTTTCCGGCCCCGATGGTAAGCCGGTGGAAACCGTGACTAGCATCGAAATCGTGGGCGTGCCGCCGCCGGGCGCTGACATGGACCCTGACGCGCTGTGATGGGACTGGCGCCATCGCCTGTCGATGAAGCCGGCAAGCTTCGGCTCGAAATCCCGACCAAGATGCTGCCCTTTGCCTTCACGCGGCGCCGGCATAAGGTGGCGCGGGGTGGTCGCGCATCCGCGAAGTCGTGGAGCATCGCGCGCATCCTAGTCGTGAAGGGCTACAAGCGCCCGATTCGCTGGCTGTGCTGCCGCGAGTCGCAGTCGTCCATCAAGCAATCCTCCCTGCGAATTCTGGCGGACCAGATACGCCTGCTGGGCCTCACGTGGTTCTACCGCGTGACCAGCGACGGTATCTACGGCAGGAATGGCACGGAATTCACGTTCATAGGCTTGAAAGAGCATCTGGTCGACAACGTGAAGTCCTACGAGGGTTACGACGGCGCGTGGGTCGCGGAGGCGCAGGGCATCACCGAGCGTTCGGCCAACGTGCTCATCCCGACCATCCGCAAGCCCGGCTCGGAAATCTGGTGGGACTACAACCCCGACGACGAAAACGCCTACATCCATCAGCGCGCCGAGGCAGCGCTGAAAGAACCCCACGGCCCCATGCTGGTCGTGGATATCAATTGGCACGACAACCCATGGTTTTCAGGGGAAATGGAAGCCGAGCGGTTGGCCATGAAGAATTTGAACGAGGACCTGTACCAGCACATTTGGGAGGGCAAGTGCCGCACCAAGGCCGGCATCCTGTTCAAGCGCGCCTGGTTCAAGTTCTACGACCCCAAGCTGCGTCCGCAGGCCATGAACTACTACATCGCCAGCGACTATTCAGGCGGTCCCGATCCGGCCAAGCCCGACCGCGAGCCCGACTACACCGAGCACGGCATCTTCGGCGTTACCCCGGATGACGACATCTACTTGGTGGACTGGTGGTACGGGCAGGAGGACCCGGGCGTGTGGATCGACGCATGGATCGCGCTCATCCAGAAGCATGAGCCCTTGGCGGCATTCGAGGAAAAGGGCGTCATCCTGCGCTCGGTCAACGGCGCCATCATCCGGCGCATGGAAGAAACCGACACCTACGTCCAACGCATCGAACTGGCCTCGGCTGGCGGCAAGCTGGAACGCGCGCTAGGCTTCGCCGCGCGGGCCAGCCTGGGCAAGGTCTACCTGCCGCAAGGGATGCCATGGGCGACGCGCTTGCTCAACCAGCTGGCGAGCTTCACCGGGCAGGATGGCAAGCAGGATGACGGGGTTGACGTGTGCTCTATCTTCGCCCGTGGCCTCAATGACGTGGACGTGGCCACCTTGGCCAGTGGCCTGAACAAAGAACGCGACACCGACGACTACGAGACCGACGACGAGGACGAGGATTCATGGAAAACAACGTAAACACGTACCTCTCGACGGACGATGGCGACCAGCCGGGCAAGAACGAGGCCGGCGAGGCGACCGAGTTCGACCTCAACTCGTTCCTGCGCGACTTCCGTGACGCCTACGATGACACGCAGATCGAGCGCGAATTGGCGCAGCGTTGCCGCGATTACTACGACGGCTACCAGCTGACTGAGGCGGAAATTGCCACGCTGACCAAGCGCAAACAGCCGCCCGTGGTGTTCAACCGCATCGGTCCCAAGATCGACACGTTGATCGGCTGGGAAAAGAAGCTCCGCACCGATCCCAAGGCCTTCCCGCGCGTGCCGTCCAAGGAAGATGACGCCAACAGCTGCACCGATGCGCTGCGTTACGTGGTCCAGGCTAATAAGTTCGACCAGAAGCGCTCGGCCGCGTTCGAAAACATGGCTATCGAGGGCGTCGGCGCTGGCAAGGTCATCGTCAAGGACTACGGTAAGGACGAAAAAACCATCTGCATCGAGGATGTGCCGTGGGACCGCTTCTACCGCGATCCGCACAGCCGCGACAAGTTCTTTGCCGACGCCGCGTTCCTGGGCGAAGTCCTTTGGATGTACGAAGAGGACGTGCTTGATGAGTTCTCGCAGGACAAGCCGCGCGACGAAATCGAGTCGATCATCGAGGGCGCCTACAACGAGGAATGGAACACCGGCACCTACGGCGACCGCCCGCGCTTCAGCTGGGCCGATTCCAAGCGCCGCCGCATCATGGTCATGCACCATCGCTTCCGTAACGATGGGGAATGGTGGGAAGCGGTGTTCTGCCGCGGCGGCTTTCTGGTCGATCCGGTCGCCTCACAGTATCTCGACGAAGACGGCAAGCCCGATTGCGACCTCGTAGCGGCGTCGGTCTATTGCGATTCGAACAACCGACGTTATGGCGCGGTCAAGCGCATGCTCGACCCGCAGGATGAAATCAACAAGCGTCGCTCCAAGGCGCTGCACGCGTCCGGCACCACGCGCGTCATCGCCGAGCAGGGCGCCGTCAAGTCGATTCAGCAGGCGCGCCAAGAGGCTGCACGGCCGGATGGCTGGATTGAAGTGCGCGCAGGCAAGCGCTTTGAAATTGCCAAAGACCCGCAGCTTGAAATCTCGCAGATGCAAATGCTGCAAGAGGCGAAGAACGAAATCGACGTGATTGGCGTCAATCCGTCCTTGGGCGGCGACCAGAACGCCCCCTCCGGCCGCGCGCAGGAGATGTTGCAGAGCGCTGGCCTCACCGAGTACAGCAAGCTGTTTGAGGCCTGCGACCAGTGGGCCTTGATGATCTACCAGAAAATCTGGTTACGCGTGCGCCAGTACTGGACCGCGGAGAAGTGGATTCGCGTCACCGATGACGAACGGAATCTGCGCTGGGTGCGGCTCAACCATCCCGTCACCTTGGGCGAGGCCTTCCAGCAGGTGGCCGCCAAGCGCCAAGTGCCGGTGCAGCAGGTCGTGGCCGAGTGGATGCAGAACACGGGCGAGATGATCCAAGGCCCGAACGACCCCAAGCTGCAAGAAGTCGTGCGCACGCAGAACGACATCGGCGACCTCGAAGTAGACATCATCCTCGACGACGCACCGGAAGCGGTGACGGTCCAGTCCGAGCAGTTCCAGGCGCTCGTGCAGATGAAGCAGGCCGATCCCACCTCGATCAGCACGAAGACGCTCATCAAGGCATCCAGCTTGCGCAACAAAGATGAGCTGCTGCGCGACCTTGAAAACCAAGTGCCGCCGCAGGTCCAGGCGCAGATGCAGCAGATGCAGCAGCAGGGCGCCATGCTTCAGGCGCAGAACGCCAAGCTGATGCAGCAGCTTCAGAAGACCCAGCAGCAGCTCTCAGCGGCCAAGTCCGACAACAGCCTCGACGCGATGAAGGCTCAGCTCGACGCCTGGGTCGAACAGCAAAACGTCTTCATCGAGCAGTACAACGCCGAGACGGCCCGCATGAAGGTGTTGAGCCCGATTCCGCTGGAAGCCGTGCCGTCCGGCTGGGTGGCCGACCAGCAAGTCCCGGGCAATTACGCGGCGGGGCCGGCGCATGCACCATCCGGGGGCAATTCGGATACCATCCGCCCCAACGCGGGGAACAGCGCGAGCGCCTTGGGCATCGCGGTATCCCCGTAGGGGCAACAGGGGCGACGACAGCCAATGGTCGAACGGGACGACGCCGAACGGTCGAAACGCGATGACGGCGTGACGGTCAGGAGCATTACCGCATGAGCAACGAAAACGACTTTCTGACGGATTGGGCTGGCAGCAGCGACACCACGGGCACCGATACGCGCGCCGAACTCACCACCACAGATGTGGGTGGCGAGGAAGGCCTCGAAGCGGGACTGGTGGCCGACGACGCAACCGGCACACAGGTCGATAACGGGGAAGGCGGCGACGCCGACACCACGTCCGAGACGACAGCGGACGACAATCACGACGAAGGTAAGCCCGTTCCCTATGCGGCTTTGAAGTCCGAGCGAGCCAAGCGCCAGGCGGAAGCCGAGCGTGCCAAGCGAGCCGAAGAACGCCAGAAGCAACTGGAATCCGAACTCGAAGCGTTGCGCAATCCGCAGCCACGTCAGGCACAACCTGCCGACGCAGTGGAACCGGTGAGCGCTGAAGCCCCCGATTTCTGGACCGATCCCGTCAAGTTCGTGGAGCACCAGACGAACCAGCGCATCGCCGAGGCGGTGCGTCAGGTTCAGATGGAAAACCATTTCCGGCAGATCGAAGACAGGCAGCGCGCACAGCATGCCGATTACGACGAAGTGTCACGCGTAGCCCATGAGGCGGCGACCCGTGACCCGGAACTGGCTCGACGCATCTTGACGGCGCAAGACCCCGGTGCAGAGCTTTACGCGGTGGGCAAGCAGATCAAGGACTACCAGGAACTAACCAGCGACCCCGAGGGCTACCGCAAGAAGATCGAAGCGGAAGTGCTCGCCAAGCCGGCGGCGGAACAGGCGGACGACGGCGCGCAACAGCAGCCGCAGGCGACGACTCGCAGGACAGTTGACCTT